TCGATTACTCTACCACCTGCTTGAATAGCCCCCATGCCTATAAACAAATTTCCGGGGTCTAATTGTTTGAAATGTAAAATAGCCTCACGTTCAAGTGTAATCTTTTGCCCACCAAATAAAGTATATTCATACCCTTGAATCCAGTCATCACGATTGTTAGCGGGTATTGGTTTTACGAGGTCTGGCATCTCTATCCAAAACTCTATTGGTTCTCTGCCTCTGTAAATAGGTCTCAGGTAAGCATTGCCTGCAAGAATCAAATGAGCGATTATATACTCCATATTATCCTGGCCTGAGAATTCAGGGTTAGGTTTTGACCAGGCTTGAGTAAACGGATGATTTTCTATCTCCTCCCCTTTATTATCTAACACTATCCAAGGGATACCCGATGCCGCCTGGACTATCGTTCTGATAGCCCTATAAACGGGAACGGCCATTTTATAGCCTTCTCTAATGGCCTTGTTAGCTGTTATATCTGTATACACCGGTTGTCCCGGCATAGTCATCATAGAATAGGCATTGCTGAATATCCTAGACATAAGGGGAGTCATCTGCTCTTTCTTACTGATTAAACCCAGGGCTATTTTATTTCTTATGTTTTCAAACATACTCTATCCTATATCATCCTATATCGAAATAGCTACCTATTTTACCCATACAAGCATAACGTCTAGAGTCCATTCCGTGAGAGTAAAGATGTGTGGTCTTATCGGTTAGCTTGCCATCTTTATCTGCAATGTACCGGAAGTTGCGCTGTTCTTTAATACAGTTCGTAGAACCCTTAGTCCAGTGCTGCTTATATTGTCTTACTTTCTGATGCCCAAACTCTACGCTACCTGGCCCCTTCGTAACCCCCTTGATATTAAACCCTAGATTAAATATCTCCTGTATCGACTTAGGCTCTGCTGAGTCTGCAAATATCTCATCGAATCCAGTCCTGACACCACACTCTATCAACTTAGAGGCTATCATGTCGTTTGTTAAATTAGTCTCATAGATAAGTTCTTGAGAGTATAGTTCCTTATTTATGATTACGTTCTTTGTAACAGCCGTATAATCAGTAGAGAACCCAAAGTCTAACCCGTAGAAATAATCACCCTTTGGTAATTCATCTATCTGCTCAAAGTACGGATAGACTAACCCTTCAATCTTGCCAATCTTACCTAACCCGTAGATATTCCACCAGTTAGGATCATTCCTGTTAGACTCGATATTTGATACAATCTCTGGCGGGATAACATCAACAGCATCTAGATATGTAGAATGTATGTACTCATTCTCAGCTTTACCTATCCAGTATTCGTGCGCCCAAAACTCACTAACAGGATTCCAATCCGCAATCGTGAATAACTGAGTCCGTATGTCTAATCCTCTAGCCGTCTCCCATGGTATGTTATTCGCTTCGTTAAGAAATAATATCCCTCTACGCGGGCCTCTTACTTTGGCCGATTCATCAGCTCCAAAGAATTCTATGACACCATTACCAAATGTATAGGTCTGCTCGGTTATATTATATCTATGGTTGTTTTTAGGCTGCTCATCAAGTATCTTAAAGAAATCACGGATACAACCTCGTTTTAAATGCGGTAATGATTCGCTGACTATCGAGATAAGTAGTTTAGACTTTGAGTATTGTGCTATCAGTATTAAGAGTTGGAGTATGGACCATGTCTTACTGGATGCAGTCCCGCCCTCGTTTAATGCCCGTCTCTTCTTGGTAAGCCATGCCTTAGCGTTCTCTTCATAGATTCGTGTTGTTGTGAATTCCAAGTCAAGTTCCCTCTCCCTGGGTGATAGCCTCTGTTAGTTGTTTGGCCTTCTCTGTTGAGACTAATATCTTAACTGCTATCGGTTCGCCTTCAGCGCCTGTTATCTCCTGAGTCTCTTTCATACCCAGCCAGTTCTTGGCCATGAATATTGCCATTGACGGATGCTTGGCTGCTAGGTTAAACATATTTCTACGTAGAGCAATTTTGCCCTCCACTCTATGCTTCGCAAAGAATACCGCAAAAGTTTCATTTGACTCTTCTTTAATCCGTCTATCTATGGTATCAACAGAACAGTGAAACCAGTCCGCAATTTCCTGTTCGGTACATTGCATAGCACATAGCTTGATTAACTCTTTTATATTAACTTCTATCTTTGGTCTACCCATTTTCATAACTTAACTCTTTTTAAATGTCATAATATACTCATGGCATTTTACGGTTCTGCGTTTCTCGTAGTCATGTTTTCTAAACCTTAGTGCCTGTGATACAACCTCACTAACAACCATATCCCACATTTTTAAATTAGTGCCTTTAAGAATAGCAGTCATAAAATCAGCGTGCATATTAACCAAATAACTATCCTTGCGATAGTCATTCAGCACAAAATTAGCTAATCCTCCAGGCTTTAGAATGCGTTCTGCTTCCCTTGCCATATCTACCATTGCTAACAACCATTTATCATAACTGCCAAGCCCTGACAGATCATTGGGGTTATCGCTGTATTCCTCCAATGAGAAAAAGGGGGGATTGCTATGCACAAAGTTATAGGTATTATCTGGTTCCCCAGTATGGCGGCAATCAGCCTGTAATATATCTACAGTCCCCTGCCCTGGCATTTTAGCTATCTGCTTCTTATCAAAGGCAATAGCCTTATCCCATATATCAGATGCCTTGCCACTAAATCCCCAATATTTGGCAGTTGACGAAAATGTAACCCACCCGCTACACATCTCATAAAATAAATCTCCTTCACGCATATAAGTTCTAACTATACGCTCTGTTGCTTCTGCGTTGGTTCTTGACCATGTATGTTTTACAGTTGCTGTATCATTAGTGTTAAGTTTTATCGGCAAATCAATCATGAATTGGTCAGCATGTTGCGGATTACGCTTTAATCCATACCAACACGAACTGAGATTATACCCCACTCTCTCAGTAATACTATCTCCATTTTCAGTCCCCTCATATTTCTCATCCGGATCCCAAGTTTTAGAAACATGGAACTGAGTCATTAAATCTTCAATCTCAGTCTCATTAAACCCTGTCAAGTCCATGTTAACAGAGCCATCATCTAGTTCTTGTAGTAAATCCTTCAAAGTAGGTAAGTCCCAATCAGCCAATAATGCAGACTGATTATCCATAATCCCATATGCCTTAGCAACATCCTTATCATCATCAACCTTGACTACTGCTATCTTATCCCAGCCTAGACTCTTAGCAGCTTCCCACATACCATTGCCAGCTTCTATGAATCCTGTGTTCAGATTAACCACGATAGGCTTGCGCTGTCCATATGCTTCAAGTGACTTCTTTATAGTCTCAATATTCCGAGCAGGGTGCTGCCTGGCATTTCGCGGGTCCTGCTTGATTGTATTTATATCTACGAGCAATCCTTTTAGTGATTCAATCACCTTCACTGCATATCACCCAGACATTCATTTTCTATGGGCTCTACATGTACCTGGTTAGCCTTACTCATTGCTATCATTAAATCATCATTTGTCCGTACCTGGGACATTATATTATATCTTGATTCTTTCAACACTTTCTCAGCTTCTTTCATGACCTCTGTTGCTCTGCGTAATTCTGCTATAATTTCTGATAACGCATCCATCTATATCTCCGGAATTTGGGCAATAAAAAAGGCAGCCTGAAAGCTGTCATTCTGTTTTAAGGCATAGTAATATCCCAGCTACTAATGTTATTCCGTTCGTGCGGGTTTGTCAAGCCCACTGGTTTTGTTCGTAAGGACATTTTTACTGCGGTAGTGTGGACTACCGATTTTCTTTTTATTTTCTCCAATTATGTAAAGTAAAATACTTGACAACATATATCTATAGGTATATACTAGTAGGTAGATAAGATAAAGGAGGTATTAGAGATGGCAATAAAGGAAATAACCTGGGAAAATAACAAAATAGTAAAGATTGCTATATTAGATGGAGTTGCCAAAGGCGAATATAGAATTGATATAGAGAATTATAAATACCAAGCTTGTTGTGGGTTAATAACTATCGGAACAGTTGGAAAAACAGAAATAAAGATAAGAATAGAAGATATCCCTGAATATCAAGAGCACTACGAAAGAACTCCTATAGCACTAAAAAACAAACGAGAGAAACTAATAGCTAATATAAATGGCGTATACGATGACTTGAACTATCAAATTGCAAAATGGCAAGAGCATGGATTTGAGAGGACAATGCCCAACCTCGATAAAGAAATAAAGCAAGCACAAAATGAATTAAAGGACTTCGATGCAGTCCATCCAGAAATTGTTAAAGCCATAGAATTAGAAAACAAACAAACTGCTGAAAAGCATATGTGGGATTAAATAAAAGGAGGAAAAGAAAATGAATTTGACAATCGCAAAGGCAAGGGAACTGGGATTCATCCTCTACGAGGGGAGCTACCTCAATACTAGCAATGATGTTGCTGGTAGATGGTATTGGGGAAAGGATGGAGAAGCAGTAGATATGTCAGGTAGAGGATTTGCCAGCAAAGGAGAGGCACTAGCATCTCTCCAAGAAAACCTTGATGAGATGCCCTATGATTAAAATCTATCAATGCAAGCGGTGCGGCCATGAGTGGGCCGCACGGAAACCAAGTAAGCCACTTATCTGTCCCAAATGTAAATCGCCTTACTGGGATAGAGAGAAAATAAAAATGTGATAACTATATACATCAAGGCCCGCCTGAAATATGGCGGGCTTTCTTTTTTCTCCATTTCCATCTCTGATAACTTCCCTTCCGTTTCCACCCTGTTAGATATTTCTTAACTGATTCTATGCACTCATCAATATATTCAATCGGCCGCCTGTAGGTTATCTCAAGCTCACGGTCCGTCTTATCATAAATGCACCTATCCTTCAACATCATGCCATCAGTACCACACTGTTTTAATCGCCACTTAACCTCAGAAGCAACATCAGCAGGTTTGGTAAATCGTGCAGGCTTACAGAATCCCTTGTAGTCTGTACTATTTTCAGGCTGCGGAGTGCTAACATTTTCAGGCTGCGGAGTGCTAACATTCTCAGGCCGCGGTGTGCTTGTGTTAATCCAAGTCTCAGAATACCCGGACGGTGCCTTTGGCCATCTCTCCAATGATACAGTACATAAGTTATCCAGAATCCATTCAACCTGATCCCAGGTAAAGCGGATTTCTCTATAGCTATAATACGTTTCTATCACTTCAAACAACTCCTACTGTTTGGAATCGATGCTTAGAGACCAATCTCAACTCATATAAATCAGCCTTTGCCCATAGGAATTAGATGTTTTGTTAATTCCAATGCCTCTACTGCTGAAAACCCTTCTGCAACAAAACTGTCATATAATGCCCTACAGGCCCGGGCCATTAGTTTAAGAGATTCTTTATCTTCCAGAAATCGATTTATCTCGTATTTATCCAATGGATTCATTGCCATCTCTACTCCTATTATGGGCAGGGACTATCGAGTCTTTACGCTTTTTCCTGCACTCAGGGCAGCGCTTCGGCTGAGACAGATTCTTACTCTGGAAATAAGCCTGTTCCCCGGAAGAGAATATGAAACTCTTTCCGCAGTCGCAGCAGTAGAGTACCCGGTCTTTCAGTTTATCCATTCCTATTTGCATGTTTCCTCCAGATCAGCCAGGCTATTGCTATAGTTCCCAAAACACCAACTACAGTGATCGTTTCTCCCAGCTGCACATAATGCGTTTCATTCTGGCTATCCTCTATACTGGCATAGTGGTCTTCTGTAAGCGGTATTCTCTTGTGAAATAACCACGATACCGGCATCATCAGCCCTTCATAGAGTGCATGTTTTTCTCGGTCTGTAAATGCGTTTTTCATTTCATCGTTTAGTGCTAGCTTCATTTGCTTGCCTTCCTACTCACAACGGCTGCTCCTATGCCAGTTCCTGTTCCAGTAGTTAGCATAGCCTTGAACCAATCTGGTATATCTATCTGCTCTATAACACAGAATATGATACAGAAAGCAAACATCATTCCTATTACTATCGGGTACAGCCCTTTTGCTAGCTTCACAAGTTCATCTGCTATTGTCGGCTTTTCCATTGCTTTACCTCCTTGTAGTCTGCACTTTGTACCATCGCTGGCACAACCGCCTTCCTTTGTCATTGAATACCCGAACCCTAAATTTATAGATGCCAGGTATGACTGTCCCTAGAGTGCCAATCATCGTACCTGCACTACGGAATGCCTTGACTCTCAACTTATCCCATAGCTCCAGTGTGTCCCCGTCTGGACATGTAACTCTTACCTCGATATTGAATGTCCTGCTCCGTGGATACTCTCTCTGGCTAACGTTCGCAACAGGTGCATTATCCAGTCCTTCTACTAGCTGAGAGTGATAGTAACCGCCACCTTTACCTACCCAGTGTCCGTTAATCCTCTTGTTGAAATAGAATCCACTAATCTTCATCTTATTTACCCTCCTGTTTTATTTCTATCCCTCCAATAACTGCCCTAAAAACCCTTCTTGTTGAGAATCTCGTTAATCTCTTCTGCCAGGGTTAAATCATCAGCAGGCTTCTCTATATTTGCCCGCTGCAGGCCAAGCTCATAGCCTTTCTGCAAACCCTGGTAATACCATATCTTCCGGAGCTTTCTTAACATTCTCAGAGTCAATATCAATATCATTGTTCTCTCTTAGTTTTGCAGTGTAATTTTTATCGTTTAACCAGGTGTCCGTATTTTCCTGAAATATATTTATTTGGATTAGTATTATTTCTTCACCTCTATTAGTGGCTGGACCATACATTCCTCTGCAAATACAAATATTTCAAGGGCAATCTCTCAACAGTAGCTCCATTCGGTCTTATATATTTCCCACACTTGCAACACCAATATAATCTAGGGTCTGTTGAAGGATGTAAGCAATGACCGTCTCTCTCACAATCCCATACATCCCCCGTTGTACCAGTAACAAACAATCTATAATATGGATTCATTTTCTTTTCCTCCAAATCAGCAAGGCTATTGCAGTTACTATTCCAGTAACTGCGATTGTCTCCCCCAACTGTACGTAGTGAGCTTCGTCAGAATAGAGATCGTCATAGAGTGGAGTCCGCTTGTGAAATAGTATACTAATCGGCATCATCAATCCCTGGTATAAAGCGTGTTTTTCTCTGTCTGTAAAGGTGTTTTTCATTCCTTCTCCTCTATTAGTGGCTGGACCATACATTCCTCTGCAAATACAAATGTTTCAAGGCCATCTTCTTTTGCAGTCACTTTTATCACCACTCCTTGGGTTTGGAGATATTCTAATACCAAATCCGCATTACAAAGAAATTCGTCCACGAGACTATCCTCTACAATTCTTTTCCAGGTAAAACCTAACCCCTTAGCTATTGCCTTGGCTGTACCTAATTTTAGTTTTCCCTGTTTACTCATTCCTTCTCCTCTATTAGTGGCTCTATTGAATAGCAAAATTCACGGAGCATATCATTTCTGCCTGCGTTATAAGCTTCAAATTCCGCTTCAGCCTTGGTATCCCACAATTCATTGTATGTACTCACTCGGTCTTTCTGCATCACCACGCCTTGAGAGTGGAGAAAGGCAAAGTCTTTATCAACTTCATCATAAAAAATTTGTCTATCTTCTTTCGGAATATCCCAAAAGTTTAGGTGGTGCTCACGGTAAAGTTTACTCAGACGATATCTGTTGAGTAATAATCCAAGATAAATCTCTCCCTGTTTGGTCATTTGCTTGCCTCACATTCTGACACTTCTACATAACCCTTGCCATTACATGACCTACAAGTTACACTGTTTATACTGACTATTGTGCTATCGGCACGTACTGTTTTATCAGAATAGAACCATGATGGTACTTGTCCTGTCCCTTCACATACTGGACATTTAACTGCTTTCATTTAACTCACCTCGTCTTTCTAAGAAGTCGTACTTCTTGCTCTAGTTCTTCGTTTCGCTTCTCTAATTTTTTGATATAAGTGCTTAATTTAGTTATAGTATTATGTTTAATATCGCTGCTTATTAATTCAAGGTTTTCTATTCTATTATCGGTTTTAATACCATTTTTGTGATGCACAATTTCCCAAGGTAAAAGGCAGCGTTTAAGATGTTTAGCCATTACTAAACGATGTTCCAAAACATGATTACTAGCATTACGCATAGATGAAAAGAAATCCTCTTTAGAAATCCAAACTAGAATATATCCTTGAGAATTTATAAAACGACCACCTTCCCAAGTTGGACTTTTATCTCCCAATCGTCCTGCTTCTTTTATTGCACATTTAAGACAAAGTTTATCCTGAGGCGCCCCATGAATTAACTGAGACCATCTTTCCTTCCCACATCTTTCACAAGCTGCCCAAATTAGCTTATTATGTCCCTTAAGCCCAATTTCTTTACTTTCTATAATAGCACCTAATTTAGGACTTATATTTTTCATGTTTGCGTTCCTTATCCCAATACGGTGAATGGCATCTTGGACAAAATTTAGGTATTTTGGGAGAGCGTGGGTACCATTCTGCACCACATCGCTTGCACTTGAATGACTTTATTATAATCATATTATTATAATAACACCCGTATAATAATTTGTCAACTATCTAGCTAGTTTTTATCTAGTGTTATTATTCTCTAATTTTAAAGAACCAAGCAATCCAGCCCACAAACGGAGCACACACTCCAGCTAATTCTTGCCACTCGATATGTGATAAACCTAACCCCCAGGGCACACACATTGCAGTAATTACAAATATAGATACCACAGCTATGAATTGTCTTACTTCGTTATTTGTAAATTTCATCTTATTCCTCCTTTTTTAATTTAGCTTGCTCGTCTTCAAGATATTCTGTTATAGCCCTTTCCATGGTTTGTAAATCATCACAACCAAAAACTACATCAGCCATCTCATTAAGAACCCGCTCCCTCTCCTCTTTCACTTTCTGCTCTACTTTCTGGTTGATGTAGGCTGCACACTTGTCAAGCTGGGCTTGGGCTACTGCCTTCTGTACCTTAAATTCAAAGTCGTAACCTGCTGGTTGACACTCCCTAAAAACTCTTCCTTCTATAGTTTTTATCTCCTCATCACTCAGCAAGCACTCCTCTATGCCTGCTGGGGGCTTCTTTAGTTCTGCCAACTCTTGCTTCAGCTCGACTATCAGCTCATTCGCCTGGTCAAGTTCTATCTGTAGATTTTCAATCTCTTTCTCTTTCATGTCTTTTTTACTCCTATAACCCAGCTCCATATTCCATCAATCTGTTTAGCCTCAATGCTTGTGACCTCAAGATTGTTACGACTAGCCCATTGAGGCATTTGCTGTGATGGCGTCCAGAATGTTACGGAGGTGAAAGGCTCCCTACACCAAAGCCTGTCGCCTACTGAATATTTTCTCTTTGGTCTCCAACGAATATAGTTGCTCTTCCAATAATTACTATCTTCATTTGGTAAATACGGATCCCCCCCATCATTGCCTCCATAGATATACCCATTTGGAGGCTGAGGCTTAATCACCCTCAATAGAAGAGTGATAGACCCATCCATAATCCCTTGCACTTCCCTGGCATTTAAGTTGATTGGTTTCTCTTTCATGCTCCCTCCTTTTCAAAGCCCCATGCAACTAATCGCTGACTGCAACCTTATATCCCTTATCCTTTTCTCTATCTGGTTTTCTATTATCTCCTCTATTATTGGAATAAGAGCTTCGGCTTGCTTCTGATAATTTCCCTGTAAATCTTCAAACTCAAACTCAATAGCTGCATGCTTTGAATAACAATCAGCATCATGTAATACAACCTTCAATTCCTCGATTAAATCTTTCTTCGCCTTTTCGTTCACATTCCCTCCTTATACTACTAACTTAAACTCATGAAACCAAACTAATTGTTCTGGTACATAGCCTTTCCGTGGGTGTAATTGTTTCCAGTATTCTATAAATTCAGGCTGGCTGTCAAAACCTTCTCGCTCGTATGCCGTACTACAGACATCTTGCAGATATACTTTAGTAACTTTAGTAAGCTGGAAAGTATGATTGAACGCAGAGAACAAATCCCCACTGGTCCCGTACTTTTTAGGCCTGGTAGTAGCTGTTTTCTTTCCAGTCAGCATCCGTTCCTCAAACTCTGGCATAAATGGTATTACTATACATTCAGTCATTTCTCTCCCTCCAATAACTGCTCTGACCACTGTTCAGCCATTGCATTTGCTATTCCCTGGAATGTACGGCTTCTGTTTTTCCAGCGGTTTATTCCTGGCGACTCATGGTGTACTCTGGGTTCTCGCCCTTTAACAATGTCTGTTGACTTTAGCAGGGGTAAGTTTTTAAGCCATAAACAGGTTGCCTTTGTTTCCCCATGCCCAAACTGCCAAGGTTGTATAATCTGGCCTGGCTTACGATATTTTGTACTCATAATGCCAATGGGATTTTCAACACATATTCTGTGTATCGGTGCTTCAACCAACATCATAAAAAACTCTATCGCCTCTGCCTGTTCTTTCCTTTTATCCTTAAACCATCTAGCCCCACTTACTGCCAGATGAGTACATGGTGGGTGAGCAATCATCATATCCCACCCCATTTCAAGCAATCCTTCAACATCTTGTTGGTAGTGCTGTCCTGAAATCTCTGTAGGCAATAAGTCACAGCTCCAGGCATCATGCCCTCGTTTACGAAATGCTTCTCTTACTATTCCACTGAACTCGCAAGCGACTAATACTTTCACATCTTCTCCAATAACTGCTTTAGAATTATCTTGTCAGCCTTGTCATCTCTCTTTTTAATGATGTTCTTTCTAATCTCAAGGTTTTTAAACCTCTCTTCGCCTAGCCTTCGCTTCATAAACTCTGTATATTCAGCACGGCCTTCAGTTCCCCAGTATCGGTGACATGGAATAGAACATAGAGCTATACAGTTATCATCATCGAATCTGATATTCTCATGCCTCCGGCTGTGATAATGAGAAACACCCAAATTTTGACAGTTATCCTTTGTGTATCGTCTCCCACATTTCTGGCATGTATAGTTATCTCTTGTGCGGATATATTTAGTCCACATTTTGTCTGTTGTTCTTAATTTAATCTTAAATATGCTCATTTCTTATCTTCAGTTGTTGTTTTGATTTTCATACTAGAACTCCCTGATTAGTAGCAACCCAATTCTCCCAGCATCTAGTTACAATGCCAGTCCCAGGAAATAAATCATGCAGTTCGTCTTCTGGGTTAGCCCCTAGTAATTTAAATAACCAATAGCAAAATACAGCTGGCTTTGCACCTACTAATCCCTTCTTTAACGTAATGTTAGCCGAAACCCAATCTCTGATTGTTGGCTCTTTTCTATCTCTTTTAACTCGAGCTGGCTTAAATATAATTGGTTCCCATGCGTAAGCAGGATTAACATTGGGCTTGAATGAACAAAACGGCTTAACCCATGCGGCTATACGCACATCAGTTGGACATAAAGATAAAAGATTTTTTAACGATGGAGAACTGCAAGACAAAGCCCAACCAGCATAAGTCTCGAGCTCGCTTATAAGTTTTTCGTGGTCAACTTCCTGCTTTTCAGGATATAGGTTCGCACAACCTAGATACGGGGGGTCTGCATAAGCTATTCTCATACTCCCTCCAATAACTGCTTTAGATAGAGACTTACCGCTCCTATATCCATTTTCTGTGTTGTCTCATGGCGTAGTCTTAATATCTCAAATCTCTGCGAACCCAGTTCATTCTTGGCAAAGGTCATGTATTCTAAGGGATTCTCTCCAAAATACTGATGGCATCCGAAACACAATCCGTAGGCATTATCTTCATCCCATCTCGTTGACTTATGCCTTCGAGAGAATACATGAGCACACTGAAGCTCTTTGTAAGAAGTCTTAGGAGCATGGCATCGTTCACAACCACCACATCGCTTCAGCGCCCTCTTTCTGATGTACTCAGAGAACATCTTATCTTCAGTTGTTGTTTTGATTTTCATACTAGAACTCCATAACAGACTGGCTACAACGTTTGGCCGATATCTCACAATACTTCTCCTCGATTTCTATGCCGATTGACTTACGGAGAAATTGCTTGGCAGCTACTAATGTTGTCCCACTTCCCATAAATGGGTCAAGAATAGACTGTGGTTTTGAAAGGTTGCTACCAACTAACCACATAAATAAGCGAATAGGCTTAGGGCAAGGAAACTTTCCAGCTTCTTTGAGATGGTTAAGACAGTCAGGAAGATACTTAAAATCATTCATGTATCTTGCCTTGCCGTAAACTAGAATGGGCTCCCATTCAGAAAACCCACCCATAGGATTTCGTCTAACACTACCTGGTTTTGCCCAACAAAGTAAACTTTTAGGTCTTGGCATATCAAACAATCTTTTCATAGACATACACAGAACCATAGAAGGATAACTAGCCACACATTTTATGATTACTGGCTGGATATTTTCAAAGAAGTTTTCCTCTGTATCTTGATATGCAGAATACTTAAATCCAACTCCATACGGCGGGTCAGTCAGCACCAAGTCCACCTGTGGCAATTCAGGTAATATCTCCCTGCAATCGCAGTTATATATGGTCACATATTTATCAGAATAATAAGGTCTCATAACTCCAGTACCCCTTGACTACAGCGTTTAGCTGCTATCTCACAATACTTCTCCTCGATTTCTATGCCTATGGACTTGCGGAGTAGATTCCTAGCAGCTCTTAAAGTAGTACCACTTCCCATAAACGGGTCAATTATTGATACAGTTTCTCCTGCTAATAAGATGCACCATTCCATCAATGGTACTGGTTTCTGTGTAGGATGCTCTTTAGCATATGATACAACCCACTTGCGGTATATCTTGGCTGGCATTTTAATATTAGTCCATGCTTGTTCACACATGGCTGATGAAAAATTTTGCGGTTGCAACTTATCCCATACTAGGAAACACTGCGTAGTAGGCAAATCAAAATAGTTACCGCCCCATATAATAGCCTTATCTGCTTTTGCGATGACAATATCTAATAGTGCTTTGAGTACAGGTTTATCATCCCATTGTGCCTTTTTATATTTTTGTCTAAAGGGATTATTAGCTATCTTTAACCCATAAGGCGGGTCCGTAAGCACCAAGTCCACCTGTGGCAAGGAAGGTAGTATCTCCCTGCAATCACCGTGTGCTATAGCCACGTATTTATCCGAGTAATACCAATTCACATTAGGGGGTGGCCATTGTGACGCCATATTAACTTGCACTAAGTGCCCTCGATTGTTTTTGTTCTGCTTGCTTAAATCTTCAGTTGTTGTTTTTATTTTCACAGCTTATTCCCTGCATCATTCAGTTCTCGTAAGATATCGGCACTCAGCGGACTTTTCAATAAGCTCTCGTTCACAATTTTCTTATTATTCTTGTCCACCTGGCCCATCTTGTAGCCCAATCTGTAGCCAATATGTAAGCCTAATTCATAATTTAGGCGTTTCAGTCCCCGTATGTCTTTATCTCTGTAAATTCGCATGGTGTTTCATTTCCTCGTAAGCATCAATTAGTTCCTTGCGCCAATTTTCATGCGATACATAGCAGGTGTGCGGCTGCACGGAATGCGCATATCTATAAATACTCAGTAGCTTTTTAGCCATGAATCGCGCATCTTCCTGGCTAAATTCAACCTTCGAATAAAGCTTATATTCAGCATCCTCCATAAAATCATCTGACACAAGCCATTCAATTACTTCTAAGGCTTTGTCTTTTAGTGTCTTTTCCTCTTTCATTATTTCCTTCCCGTGTTGAAATAGAAATTTAAGGTTGATTTATTGACTGAGATGGTGGGGTGGGGGTGGATGCTATTCGTTTGATTAATTAATAAGGGGGGTACGTTATTGTTATGATTTTTCTTTTTTGATGGTTTTATTACGAACGAATTTGCCTGGTTTAGCTTTGTTATGAAACATAACATGGCATAACAAGCCATAACATTCATAACAAACATAACATTCATAACAAACATAACAAGATTATCCATAGTACCTCTGTATATTCTCGAAATGTATTCCGTCCTCTCCGATGGTGTAGGTGAAAGTCATATTGTTTGGATTAACCTTCGGTGTTCTTGGTGTCTTGACGTATAAGAGTTTGAGCTTGTTATCTCCCATAGTGATATACAGGATTGCCCTTTTTGCCGTAAATCCGCCACCATAAGCCAGGTCTCTATCAACAAGCTTTTTAACACCCTTGACATAGGTTATTGTTGGCGGTGGCTTTTGTAGTCCTATTATTGCAACGCCGTTGCGTAACTTTCTGAATATGGCATCTATTTCAGTCCCCACTAGATAGACCTCACTATTAAGGTCTAGGTAATCAATAACGGATACATGGTCTGGATGTACCACATCGGCAAAATTATCGTACCGCTCATAGACTGTAAACGGTGCCGGTTTTGGGATCTCAAGCGGAGTAAACCTTTCATGCATCTGCTCAGGGCTTGTTTCGGAATTGAAAAGGTCTATCTCAAACTGAAACATATTGAGGTTGATAAAGTTATAGAGGTATGCCGTCTTTCCAGCATTCTTGCTGCCAGCAACAATAATTATGCTTTTAGGATAGATTTTAGCTAATTCGTGTTCATCGAATGGGAACTCTAACGGAACTGTCTTATTTGGATCTGCCTGTTGCCATTCTATGACCGCCGCTTCTGTGTCTATTCTCCTGTAATTACCTCCCCCCCCATTAGCAGAAATTATCCCTTTAGCCTCTAATCTGCTTAAGATAACTCGTAGATGTTGTTTATTCTCAGGTGACTCAATACCGACTTCATTCCAGATATCACGGACATTAAATTTCCCCTTGATTAGAGAAACCCATTCCTCTACAATAGCTTGCGTTAATTGTTTCGGCATTTAATATTGCCCTCTAGGCTTTCGTTTAGCCTGTAACTCATTAACCTTGTTCCGTAGAAAGGTAACTTCACCTTTTACCTGCTGTAATTGGTTGTGGTATCTCCTAGGTGCTTGCCCAGGCTCCGCAACAATAGCCTCCAGGTTATTTACCTGCTCTTTTATTTCGCTGAGTTCTGAAGGCTTTTCCACGTAGTCACCCAGGTCATAAGCATTTCTATAATCGTAGAGATAGTCCTGCCTGCCACAGTTCAAACATAGAATGTTGTCACCGATAAAGGTCACTTTATTGCTATGACAGGCAGGACACTGAAATTTATTCATCATTCTGTTGTTTCTCTGCAACCTCTTCAGCCCATTTCATCGCCCCTTCAAGGTCTGTTATCTCTTTCCAGCTACTAACCATCATTGCCTTTAATTGCTCTGATTCAGTCTTATAACCCTTCGTTGCAAGTGCAGTTCGAATTGTCCCCATGTTAAAAGTATTATTGGATTTTTTTGTTTCACGTTCTGGCTCTTCTTTAGGTTCGTTTTTGTGTTCATAGCACCACTTATCTGTACCTTCTATTGGGTGTGCGTATGATTTCATTTTCTCAGTTTTAAAGAAATTTGTTTGATGCTCATTACACCAGTGTTCTTTTTTAACTGCTGGTGGGGAGTCTTTCTTGGTAGGCTTGTCATCTTGGTTCTTATACTTTGATCCGTCCCATAGTCCAGCGTAGACATCAGCAGCTATGCCAAGCATTTTCATAGCCACAGACAGAGCATCAGTAACTGCCATCTTATAACCTTCATCGCTGGCATGTAACCCACTTGATTCTTTTATAATAAGCATTGAACCGCCAATTCCGGGGATAGGTTTGTCAGCACCTTTTACCCATAGGTTTATTTGAGCGAAGGCAAACGCTTGCCCATCATCACACTTCTCAGTCCATAATCTTTCGATTGTATAGCTCCAGCCATAACCACACATGCCGAACTGCTCAGTCATAACTTGGTACCGCCACTGAGGATTGATGTCTGATTTGCCCTTTAACCTTCCGGCAGTTATCTGTCTTAACGCCCATTCCGGAGGCTGTTTGACCTTATCCCATACATCCATATTATTCATTCCTTTTTATTTCCTTATTGACCTGGTACAAGTCGCGTAATATCAAGAACTTCTTAAAAAGTAATTCGTGGTGGTGTCCGTACCCTACTTCAAAGCCCTCAGTCTCATCCCTGCCTATTCTCAATATAATCGCCGGTAGGTTGGCCCAATTCTCTACATATCCATTCTCATAAAGTATGTAGGTATACGCTATTAACTGAGTAAACCAGTCATCATAGATAGCCTTGCCTGTTTTTAGGTCATGTAAGCCTATGGTCCCATTAACTTTAAGCAGAGAGTCTATCTGCCCACCGTATTGATACTTCTCTGACACCAAAGGCTCTTCAATCAAAATAGGTTCTATGGTCTTCCCCTTCTCCCATTCGAGATAACTCAGGAATGAATTTTCGGCCTTGTCTATTTGTTCTCCGGTATATCCCGAAGTATCTGTTACCTTACCTCTCAGGTGGTCGGCTACCATCTGGTGAGCTAGAGTTCCAATTTCTGCTAGGTGATCGACATATTCTGTAGTCTTAATTCCCTCTAGCCCTAACCTATTAGCCCATGGGATTAAGTGAGGTTTAGCTTCCATGCCTGTAATAGTCGTAACCCCAGGCACCCTAGTCCCATCTTTGAGTTTGTAAATCGTGTGTTGTTTGGCTTTTTTAGGTGCATCTTTAACTGTTGTTGCCATTGATCTCACTCTCCTTTTAACTATTTAGCCCTGCTTCATATTGTGAAATGATTTTATTTACCAAGGCGTGAAACTCGTCCTCGTCATATAATAATCTCCATAGCAACCAGACTTTATGAGTGAATATCCCATTATCTTCAAGAGAACTGTTAAGGTCATCTGTTATTTCTTTTAAGGCATCCTCGTCAGTCATAATACTCACTCTTTTTCCATATCTCAGTTAGATACCCGTATGCAAAATAGATCAAGATAGCCCTAAGCCCACGTCTTCCCAATTCCCTGTTTTCCCTTGCACAATTAACTAATTCCCAAAACAGCTTATCTCCGGGGAATAATCCCTGTGTTTGTTTGTGCAGAAAGGGATTTTCCTTCTGGCCTGCTTTATGCGCTGCATCTAAAGAGTTTTTAAGCAAGACAGCCATATCTTCATGGTTTAATTGATAAAGATTTGTTTCCATCATTTCTCCTTTCTAGTTCTATAAAAGCTACATGCTCTGTAGCTTCTGCAAGCCTGAGTAAATTTTCATTGATAACATCAAGGGTTTTCAATAGGGCTATCATTCGGTATTTTTCACTTGGGATGGTAGTCTCCCTAAGGTCTGAGATTATCTGCTGTATTTCTGTCATCATTCCCTCCTTCGTTCATTTTATATTATGGCAATGGGTGGTCTCGCTCGAAGTCCTCACAGTTCTGGCAGTTGTATAGTAGAACTCCTCGGTTTACATATTGGTATAGTGATATACCTCGGGGTGTTAGCCTGTGGTCGGATAGTTTGCATTTGACATAGAGGCCTCCCGCCATGTGGCAATGTACACAATTCCTGGTGCTTATCTCATCGAATGGGATCAGTCTGCTCTCTTTCATTTTCTCTTTCCTGGTAGTCAACCACCTTACCAATGTAATCCATGTAGCTATCTAGTAGGGCAGGATGTATTGCATTCACCTCTCTCTGTTGCAAGTAGTCTATCTCCCGCCTTAAGCGTTCCCATTTCTGCTCGTAGTTTCCTTTATCTTCTGTGTTTAGTGATGTCATGCTGTTACTCCCTGCCATTCACTGTTTTCTATTCTGTCTATCAACTCTGCTAGTGTCCCATCAAAGATTTCTTCTCCCCAACCACGCTGTTTATTGTCCTTGTAAATTGTTATTTCCTTTGAGAAGCCAAGACCATTATCCATCTGATTACTGATTTCTAGTCTGCCTACTCCAAATTGAGATACGGATGACCTCATGAACTCAGCATCCTCTTCTAATTTTCTTGTTATGATTTTCATGTCCTCCCTCCTTCATTCCTTCACTAAATCAATTATTCGGACATTGCCCCTTTGCGCAGCTAACAGAGCCATATACCTCACCACTTGCGCGACCTTCCCTGTTAGCCGTATAATTAACCTGTGTCTCAATCTTCACCTCCTGTAGGGCTTGCTCAGCCTGGTAGCATCAGCAAGCCCTCTCTTTATTTGTCCTATACCCGCTCGACCTGGCGGGTGAATTGTTTACTATTTATCTCCTTAGAGGAGGGAGAGGGAGCGCCTTTCGGCAGTCGATGCTCCCTCTCCTTTCCCAAAAGGAGGTGAAAACCCTGCCACTTGGTCAGGATGGCAGTCACTAATGATAGTAGTTATAGATTCCAATTGCCAATCCTATGCAACCAGCCGAGAATACGAGAATTATGAGTTCCTTCATTCCTGGAAACATGCTCTCCTCCTAAAATCAATTCCCTTGCTAATTGAGATATGGTAAGTCCTCTTTTCTTACAGCGTATGACAATTTTACTATACTCTGCCTCTGTGAATCTTACGCTAATTCTTTTGTTTTTATTGTTCTTGTTTCCCATGTCAGCCAAATAATAAACTATTATTTATTGTTTGTCAAGTCTTTTGGCAAAGAAAATCATAAAAAGTGGAGTCCAGCAGATAACTTGTTGAATAGGGCACAAAAAAATAGAGGGCAAGGCGATTAAACCTTGCCCTAGCCCATCGGCCGAAGCCTTTGGGGAAGTATTATGCCAGTAGCCTACACTGAAAGTAAATCCAACATCGTGCTACTCAATCATCACTAGCCCTTTCGGGTGGCATTGCTCATTTAAGTAAACAAATGCTCAGTAAATTGTTTACCACCAGCCTATAGCCTGGCCAAAAGCATATAATACGCCAGCGAAGAGACTACCGAAAGCTAAGAATGAGATGTAATTGTTGCTCAGTAATTTATGCGATAAGCTTTGTTTTGGGACATGCTGTTCAAGATATTGCAATCTAGTTTCGTGTTTCAGGATAGTCCCATTGATTCTTTTTAAATGCTCTGCGGAATCATTACTGGCTTGTGCTACCAGTACTAAAAGCTCTCTATCCGTTTTTGCCTCGAAGTCTATCTTCATGGATCCACCTCATCAAATATGTACTGCCTTTTGAAGGACTTAAAATCAACAGTTACAAGCCATATTCCCTTATCAATATATTCGGATGTTATGTTCTTTGCTATCCAGGGTTTCCAAGGTCGGGCGTTCTCCATAGCGATATTAACTAATTCTTCTGTGTACCGGCGCTCATATATTTGAGACTCCACTATTATATCAGGAATGGCAGACTGGACATTTACCGCAACGTCAGGCTCTACTGCAACAGGCGATGGCTCAACAATAATGTCAGGCGTGCATGAACACAATAACAAAAGGCTAAAAACGGCACTTAGAGCCAATATTTGGCGAGTTAATCTTTTCATCAGTACAATCCCTAATTAACTCTTACTACAGTTACCTCAGCACCCATGACAATTATAGAATCGCCGGTACCTGTAGTTCCTGTAATCTCTAAGGTATATTGTTTGTCTGTTGCCACGGTCTCGTTAGCTGCTAATGTAGCCTCGGAATCGAAATTCCCATCAGCATCAATTTGAGTAATATCCCCATCGGTGACATCTGTTGTTGTAACCGGGTCCGCTTTGTTTATTTTAACCAATTTACAATCTAGTGTAGCAGCATCAGCTTCAATCACATCGCCAACTAATTTATATGAGACTATCTGGTCATTTATCTTTAGAAAGTTAAGCGGTAGCCAGACTTTCTTGGCGGTTAAGGATTGCGCCAATCCAGCACCGGTCAAGGCAGGTGTCCAGTCCGTGCCAGGCGCAGGGTATTGAAAGGCATTGCCCATGAATACCTGAGTATTAGATTTCAGGTAATTAAGATTATCCCTGACGTATGTATTATATTCTGTGTGTGCATAGACAGCCTCATCAACTGCTGTCATCGGTGTCGTCCAGCCCATGTTTACCTCCTAGCCAAATACTTCTGGCCCGCCAAAATGCCCGCTCCCAAATCTGAAATATACCATCGTTTCAACTGGTCTCTGTTCTACGAGCCCGAATGTAGCAATAGGTATATTCAGCCTTTCTATATCTATGTCAAAGTCGATGCTGTCTACAAAGAAATCCGTCTCAGGAAGGTAGGAATAAGCATCGGTCACAGTCATAATATCCGACATCTCAGCCTTAAAGATTATCTCCCGTTTCGCGGCCGTGTCACCTATCAGTACCAGAGTTGCATAACCATAAGGGTCTTTATACCTGTTTCTATTAAAATCGCATAACCCCTGAACCGTTTCCTCTGTAGCCCCTTGTGGCCATACAAGGTTCATTGACCGCCTGGCATACGTCGATATACTTTCCTCATCGGTAGACCGTACAGTTAAAATTGTCTCAGTCGTTTCTTCATGGGTAACTTCCTCTGATGTAAGGTATTTATATTTGACTGTATATTGTATTGTCCCACCGGAAGAACCCTTATTTTTAATTCTTACTGCCTTAGTTAAATCGTCATTAGTATCTTGGAGTTCAATCTCATAATCGTAATAGGGCACTTTTGCATATGTAGCTGCTGATACGTTTACTAATTTCCACGATATGGGAGATTGTTGTGTGGCTGTAAAATATGCAAAATGAGTATAGCCCGGAGCAGGTAGCCCCGAATATTTAGTCCAAACCTTCCATGAGTAATCTGCATCATCATCGATAACCGTCTCGGAGTTTGTTTTTCCAATTTCAGAGCGGATATCGTTATATATCTCGCGCTCTGACAATTCATACGAGAAGGCTTTTATTATGCCACTGGGAACAGTCCAGTTCATAAATCCTCCGATTGCCTGTGGAAACGTGATTCATAAGTGAAATTACCTGACTTTGATATATATATCCTCCCTCCGAATTGAACCTCTAAATTCCGTGCAGCCTCTAATGTCACCTTGCGTTTTATGATACTACTATCCTTGATTTCCGATTCACTCTCTGTATAGCTGACTAGCAGATATACTGTACAGGCGGATAAATCCACTATGTAAGATGCCCTTTCAGACTCCCAACTGGGTACACTACCGGCGACATCGTAAATAGGGTCGCGCAAACTGAAAGAGGTATAGCCTGATGTATTGATGTAGTCTATTCCTGTTTTATCCAATTCCAAAAATATGCCATGTTGTAATAATTCTTGAGCAACTATGGTATCTCTACGAACTATGTCTGATAGTATCGTAGTGCCACAATTACCATAATCAGCAGCAACAATGCTCTCAGGGTCTGAAGGTGTTGCGCCATAAACAGCTATACCTATATTTGGAGTTGTACCAGCATAGCTACCTAGATTGTTGTAATCTTCTAGCTTAACACTAGCACTGCTAATCTTTCTATTTCCTATATCGGATGTATCAAACGTGATAATAGACCGCAACAAATCTGCAAATTGCCCATTAGTGGTTGAGCAGTTAAAACCACAACCAGAATCGTAGGTTGCCCCCGTACCAGCTCCATCCCGGATAGTCCCCCAAGTTTCATCAACTCCCCCTCTATATACTAGTTTGTTTTGTGTAGTAGAGATTTTATTCGACATCTAATATTCCCTTGTCTTTGGGTATTGGAGCACATCTCCGCCATCGGTGTCTATATTTCTTTTACCAGAAGGCCATCCCGCAGCATCCAATAAATCACCGATAGAATCCCCGTCTGACTGTGTAGTTAACTCTTCCTCGTCCTGCGACACTAAATTCCTGGATATGATATCTAAACCATCGGTGCAGTATAGGTGCGCAGTTCTAACATCTCTCTGGTCTGGAATCTTAATCTTTGAAATAAAGCCTGTATAAAGAGTTACAGTTTCCTCATCAGATGTTTCACGAATTCTTATCGGCAACATGGGCCTGATCAAGCCATATAAAGGGCTCGAGGTATTTCTCGGATGGTACTTCCCTGCCAGGTTTCTTAATTCGATATCAACAGTTCCTGCAGGAATGTTACCCGATTCTTTTTCTTTGCCCCGGGATCCCCCCATGTTGATAAAATCATCGGTAATATCGTCAATATCCTCTGAGAAATCTGGAGTAGCCGCCCAGTCGGTAGCATTCCAATCTACCATGACTTCCATTTCCACATCGCGGGCCATTAGATAGAACTCCTGCCATAGAAATAACCTTCCCCAAGCTGTCCGAAGGCATTACGCCTATCATCTTCACCCATGACCTCCTTTATCTTTTTAACGAGAACTCTAAATTCTGTCTCAGTGCCTGCAAAAACACCAATATGAACATGTAGCTCTTTGTTACCGGAAGGTGTTCTAACAACCTCTTTTACGCCCGGGCCAACTTGGAACACTCCGGGCCCCTGAACTAGCCCTCCAGTATCTAATAAAGGAATTCTAGGAAGTTCGATTGGAGGAGGCGCAGGCCATGAAAACTCTTTACCACCAATTAGCGGAACCCAATCTGGAATAGTTATAGATGGTAGTTGTCTTATAGCATCGCCTAAAAAGTTGATAGCCTTTTCAATAGCCCATATCATGCCGTTTATGAATCCGATTACTAAATTGATATGCCCTTTCACAATCGAGACTATCACGTCCCAGACAACTAACATCTTCTCTTTTACGAAATCCCAATTCTTAGCCAGTAAAATAATCCCTGTTACAAGAGCAGCTATTGCTAATATAATAAGCCCGATAGGATTAGCACTCACCGCAGCATTGAAAGCCCACTGAGCAGCGGTAGCAACCCCATGGGCCACGGTATGAGCTACTAATGCAACGGTATGAGCTACAGTCTTAATCGTTTGAATTCCTGTAGCAGAGGATAATAAAATCATAGCAGGCCCCATAGCTGTCATTGCCGCTAATATAGGTTCTAACGGAGTTAGATAAGACCCTGCTACTAATGTCAGTTCTGAGAACTTCTGCTTAATCTTGTCCATGATACCGTATTGCTCATTGGCAACTTCGGCATAATCGTCTGTTATACCTGTAGCCCCTTCCATTTCTGTCCTGTATTTGGCTATCTCTTCAGGTGTAATCCCTAACGCTTCATTAAGAGTCACCGTACCATCAGCTGCTTCAGTAACAGCAGTTCTAAACAATCTAGTAGCAGTAGCCCCACCTTTGCCTTGGTCTTCTAGAATAGCCATGATAGCTATCATATCATCTAGTGATACATTTAAATCCTTGCCATACATGGCCACATAATCCATTACCGACCCGAAATCAGATAACTCCGTAGTGGTGTTTTTAGTTAGCCAGGTGAATTTATCTAAATCAGCAGAGTTTTGAGGTAAGGTTTCGCCCATAGCCTTTAAAGCTGGTATCAGAATATCAGCTACAGTCTCAGCACTCGACCCGGTTGCATCAGCCAGAGCATCAAAAGCGCCAGCCGAGTTCTTTAATTCCTGAGTATTTCTAACGCCCGCTTTAGTTAGTAAATCAAACGTATTCTTTACCGACTCCAAAGGAAACGTTACATTAGTGGTCTCGAGCGCCAGGTCTCGCATCTCTTTAGTAGATATTCCAAGAGTCAAGGCTGTCTGCCCGAGTTGAGCGTTCATTTGCCTTGCATCGGATACCATCTTTAAACCAGCAGCTCCAACAGCAGTGAACATCGTTCCCATTATTTTCATAGCATCGGAGACTTTCTTGGCGTGAGCCTCGGTCTCTGATAATTCCTTTTTAACAGCAGAAGCTCCGTCTAATTTAATTTGCCCAAATAAATCGAATACATTCATATAACTTTACCGCCCAACATGCGAGTAATTAACATAGCTTGTTTTTTCATAACCTCAGGTGATTGCTCCGTGTGTTTTACAAATTTAGGCATGAAGTCCTCTATCTTAAATGAGTCTTTTTTCTTTTTAGGGTCTCTGTTAATCTCAGCCAATATAGAACAGATTAAGGCTGCTCTGCGGTCTAGACTTTCCTGTTCTTTCTGGTATTGTTTGCTGAGTGCATAGAATTGTCTTGGTGATAGCTTCCAGTATTCCTCTTCTTTAAGATTAAGACAATATCTCCCGAATGCCCACCTATCTAATCGGGAGACTTTGCCAATAAAGGGTCTGGTATCTCAAAAACCTTGGCTAAGGCTTGGGCTATCTGTGGAAAACGCTTAAATGGTACTAATTTACCTGCATCTCTTAATGTTAGCTCAGGCTGATCTTCAAGCAATCCTGCCCATACCATTACCTTAACGTGCCTCCAATGCCCATTGAAATCTACTCCCTCTCCAACCACTGATTCAAAATCATCCATCGTGTTAAGGTTTATTACCAAGGTTCGTTCCTTGTCCAGCATAACTTTAACTCGTGATTCTTCCTCTACCTTTGTTAATTTAGGTTCATATATTCTTTCAACCTTTTCCAGTATGTGTGGTGGGATAGACTTAGAAATATCATTTAATTCTTCATCTGACATCTCTTTGATAGGTTTGTTTGTCTTATTTTGCTTTTCCATTATTCTCCTTCTTGGGAACTAAATTATATTTAGCCAATATCGGGATTAATTTATCCATGTGTTCCTTGTCTGGAAAGTATTTAACTTCAACTAACACTACATCATCAAGTGGAATATGGATTTTAATGTCAGTTGGTCTCTCCAATCCGAGTGCGTCTGCAACCTGTTTCCCTATTTCATGACCCGCTATAGCTCTACTCATGATTTTACTCCTTATGCTGCCGGTCTCGTTACTGTTAATTTATATAATCTAGGTGACTTCGTGGACTCGAATACCATTATCAATATGTCTGTAGTTGTCCCGGCCGCGCCCAGTGTTATTTCATCTCCCTGGACTGTGGTTGTCTGTGCAACCCCGTCTGCGTAAATTGTATGGCTTGCAGCGGTCACTGTGAGTTTTACCCAATCAGAAGCAGTATCAACAGTGCAGGTATAAGCATAAGTCCCCGCTGCTATGTCCTCTGCTATTTCCAGTGCCGTAGTGTCGGTCTGTTCTATGCCTGAGAGTGCAGATATCCCGGTAGATTGTGTTAGATACATTAAAGGCTTTCCTGAGACTTTTAAGGTACCGGTTAGAGAGATTTTATCATCCATAGGGAAGGAATTACCGAAACCAGTCACAATAGCATATTGTTCCATAGCCCAAGCATGAGACATCGGAGGTACAATATAACAGTATCTTTTAGTTCCAGCCTGTTTATCAGTATGTAATGCTATTTGCCCCTTGGTATCGCCGACAATAGAGTTACCTTCGAGTGATATTTCTCCACCATCTCCCATTCCTGCAATATATTCATGCCAACCTTCCGGAGAATCATGAGAGGAAACTTTTATACTGGACTTGCTCTCAGATATGCTCATATTGGATAATTCCAATACCTTCTGAAAATTCCATATTAAGACTGTTCCATGTGCTAATAAACCACTACTCATATTGCCTCCTATGCGCTGGCCGTTAATACAGGCTTACCAGTGACCTTGATAGCCCCGCTTACCGATATTTTGTCATCGTCCGGAAAGCTCACATTGAAAGAGGTAACATGACCGCTTCCGGTGATTTGTGGGTATTCGTGAGACGAAGATACCCAGGCAGGATGTTTTATGATCCATGTTTTAGTAGAACCTGCTTGAAAGTCCGTGTGCATGGCTATCTGGCCAGTGGTATCGGTCGATACAAAATTGAGTTCAAATGATATTTCGCCACCATCACGCATCCCCGCACAGAACTCTTTATAAGCATCTGCCGAATCATGGCTTGATAAATCAATAGAACCCGCTGATTCGCTTGGCCCCGTGATGCTGGTCGGTTCTGCTATGTCGACTCCATCCCAATTTAATTTTGTTCCATTCCCTGATACTGCTGCTGTGGTCATTTTAACCCTCCTATCTCTTTAATAATACTCCGATTTGCCCATCCCTCACCCATTTTAAATTGAATTGCATTGCATAATGAAATATATTTTCAGTGGATTCAGGAATGAATCCGTCTGTTTGTAGCCACATTATAAATTCAGAAGTCTCTGCTGTTGAGCTGTCTAAATTATCAATCAAAGCGATAATCTGCTGCCTTATATCTGTAGTCTCTTCATAATCAGATGAGTTTGACCATATGTCTAAATAATAGGTACACCTTCTAACAGGTGACCAGTCGGCGACATTAGCCATGTCGATTCTATGGACTAGATAAGGGAAGGTAGCATCTGGTTTAGCCCACACCGGATAAAGCCTTACCGTATCGCCCATGAGCCCTTGTAAAGTCTCGTCTTCTGTCAGAATCGTATATATAGATGTTATTAGTGATTCCTGAATATCTAAAACCATTTCTTTGTGAATATCTCCTTTATTGCATTTGCTGATTTCTCAAAGGAAACCTTTAACCACGGACGAGCTTCTATTTTACTGTCTCCATATTCAAGCTTCTTACCATAATCAATATCGGTTCCAACTATTCCTTCCAGTCCATCACCTGAAACATCAGTGGCAACTGATTGTTTTAGCCTGCTGGTGGCAGTTGCTGGAGGCTCTCCTGGAGCTGAAGCAGTGTAGATTCTCTGTGTCCCGGGTATCTTGTATTGTCTGCCTGAACGTGCGCCTGAAAGAGTCTCTAATGTTTGATTCCTTACCTCATTGACAGCATCATTCATCCGCTCTTTGATGGTAGAATCTATTTTAGCCTCGACTTCCTTCAGATAGCTCTTGAGTTCTATTTCTACGCCCATTATGCCTTCCTTACCACTACTTCAGTCATGTTGTTAAAATATCTGGCCGTAGCCTGAGGTTCGTATGTAACCGAATTATAGACAATCTTATGAGTACCTAGACCTATAGTCACAGTACCTTCGATTATAAATTTATCCGTCACCTGAGTATGTAATTGCTGATAAGAAGCTATAGCATCAACACTCAATGATATTTTTCTGCACCAGTAATAACTTGCCGCGCCCCAGGTTGCCGTTTCACCCTTAGCACCCAGGGTAGATGATTTTAAATATATAGCACACTTATCGGTTAATAGCATTAGATAATCCTTCTCAGAGATGATAGTTTGGCCTTAACGGAGTCTGGTAGTACTAAATCTTGACCATACGAAACTGAATTAACCCCGCTTATATTCTCAGAAGTTAGACTGAGAGAATTGTTGTACCAAATAGCCACGCATTGCATAACCGCAATCACCGCATCGGGGATAGTAGCAACAGCGGTGCTTCGGCTGGCGATATACCCTGCTGTGTAGGTTACAACTATCTCTGATAGCTTCTCCCACAATCCATATAACATGCCAATAGATAATCTTTCCGTATAGCTTGTATAGGCTACATCGTCAATAGTCACGGAGGTTATCTCTGTAATTGGCATCCTGTACAGATAGAGGTACTTTTCACCCTGGCCGATATGCGTCTCTGCAATCTCGCGCGAAACCCACCGGGTCCCGCAGTAATCCTCAGTCTTTCTGGTAGCGGTCTCAACAAGTGCCTCAAGAACAGCATCGCTATCAGAGTTGTTGATTTTCAAATATACTTTAGCTTCTGCTACTGTTACCAGCGCATAATCACTTAATGCCATATCTAGCCTCCAAGGTTATAATCGTCTTTAGAATCGCCTAATGTATAACTATCTTGTGTATGTCCAAGGTCACTTCCGCTAGTTCTACCTAACGTGTACTTATCATTTCGTTTGCCTAAATTATATAAACTCTGCAATTTACCAAGCGTAAATCGTTTAGCTGCCAGAGAAATGACTTTACCTGTAGCTAATATACGTACTATCCTAGGCCAGTTAAAAGTACGCTGATTAAATAAATGGTCGTTAAACATTAGAAGATTATCACCCCGAATGAGTGCGGATATCCTGCTGGAGCCTCAGCCTCATGGAAGTCAAACTCGTAGAGATAAAAGTAGTCGCTAATAGGATTATCCCCAAGAAACTTAACTCTAGCTGCGGTGACTTGCTGAGTAGAACCTATTGACTTCTCTACCCATGCTTGGTCTGCAAAAGCACCCTCAAAAATATTATGCCATCCATCAGAGTAATAAACATCTAAACTTATTTCCGTTGCTGAACCCCAAGTGCTTTCAGCATAGAACCTTACTTTGTCACAAGATAAACTAGCATGAGTTAGTTCTAAATATGAACCCCATGAACTTGCTTCTGGAGTTTCTGTTGCAGCCGTTGCCGTATTCTCATCATAAGCATTTGTCTCGTTAGACCATGCAGTATCAGGGTCTACATGACCTGTGGGGGAAATCCAAGGACTTTCTACCTCTGCACCAAAAGCAAAGGTTGGTTCTGTGGCAGTGTATTTTCTTACTCGGAAGGTATCAAAATACCAAGTTGCAGTTTCAGTTGATTTACAGATATTATATAGTGCATTTACTTCTGAACCAGCAGCAAACAGATTATATTCACCTTTATAAACATCGTCTATCCATAGTTTGTACTTGTTAGTGTCAGAGAATAAGTTAATATCAAACTTGTACCACTGATTTATATTATATGCTTGGATAACTCCGCCAGCACCAAGTCCCTTAATATCACCATCAGTATCAAAGTAGATATTCTCTATGGTAGCACCGCTGTCGCGTATTATGAATTGTATTTGTCTAGCTGCAGTGAGACGGTCCCAGAACGTAATCATTTTATTACTGCCTATCGTTAATGATGAACGATAGGCACCCTCACTTGCTGAACCACTATCATCTATTATTTCCAAAGAATGTGTACCATGTTTTTCTTCAGTGGTACTAGAGCTTATAGTGCCACCATTGTATATAGCCCAATCATTAGTACCAGCTTCAAAATCATCAAAATCATCAAAGGTATCAGCACCACTACTTACGGCAGACTCCGTACCACCATAGTACATATAGAGTGTGGCATCAGCCCCAGCATTGTTCTGAACCCATACCGTAGCTAATCCGTTAGGCGTACTTCCTGTGATAGACTCTATCCAGTAGTCAAGTAAGGTAGTACCATCGGCAGCCGTAAATCTTAGGTCATCGAAGTCTGCGGCAACGTGTCCGCCACAATCTACTTCTTCCCCTGTCGCTCCACTACTCTCGCCAACTAATATCTTGGTCTGATAGTCGGCAGAAGCATTGGTGACGGTTATCTCTTTACGGTATGTCCAATTTGAAAGCCATGCCATTAAGTTCTCCTACAAGTTATCAGTTTCAAACTCAGTATCACTCCTGTATTTCCTTGCGGTATGTCCATCCTGAAAGCCAGGACATTAAGTTCTCTCCACTGTTAGACTAATAGTTGCCCTCTCAATCGTAGTACAGGAGTCAACATTGAACCGTAATATATTCCCTGCGGTTATAGAGGTAGTCCACGACGTCAAACTCGTATCTTCCATCTTGGTTGCAGAAGATATCGCGGGAGTCGTACCAGCATCAGTTATCGAATCAGTATTTGTAGGCGGGAAGTTGGCGTATGTGTCTTTCCAAATATCAATCTGTATAGAACCTGACTGGTCTGCCAGTATGCGACATGCTTTAATAGTACAATCAAATCCTACCTCGATATCACCCTTAACTCCTGTGGTAATTGCTGAACCACCACCATCTATTACGAAGTTTATCGAGCCGTCCAGTTCATCTATAAATGGGATTTTCTTCCATTCTACTGTCAATTTACACCTTCGCTTCGTTTGACCTAATCATTGCCTGCACGAAATTACCCCGTATGGCATCGGAAACAATAAGCAATATCATCACCGCTTCATGTGGTAATAGTTTGCTTTCCTTATAGTCTGCTACCAGCTTATTCTGGTATTTCGCCATAAGCTCAACCCGGGCGTAGTTATACTGTTGTTGAAACCTTTCCATAACAGGCTTGAATACGTCCTCTTGTACATCCTCTTGGATAATCTCCTTTTTCTTTGTCATCGTTACTCCTTTATGCGTCAGATGTGCAGGCATATAGAGCCAGGGTGTCAGTCTGCCAGCAGATTTTACCTACCGCAGCAGTTGGCCGTCCTGCTTCATTGGCTACAGTGTGTACTATAAATTCCTGGAGTTCCTGCCCGTTTAAGCTAAACGCGGCGGCAGATTCCCCGCTCAATGATGCCATTACCTGTGCAGCAGTCCGATAAGACAAGTCAGTACCATCTGAACCTAAGAAAGTATCAGCAGCACCTAGATCGAGCTCGTCCCATTTGGGAGTTGAATTACCATAGATTATTGATCCTCTAGTAACATCATCTGCTACAGAGTCGCTTATGATATCACCATCCAACAGGGCATGTGCAGAACCGAGTCCTAATTGAAAGTCTGTCCCCGCATCATCGGTAAACCATAACTCGTTTGGAGTAACCGTCTTAACCCATAATTGCCCTTTTGCTTCCACATCATCCTCAGCCGCTGCCTGCTCGGATAGAAAGAGAACTCCACCATTCGTTAAGTCCTGCCCATTCAGGTCGAATGCCGATCCCATCTGCCCTGATAAAGCAGCTAACACGTCCGCATAAGCCACACCCTCTATACCATTAGCCGTAAATCTTGCAAATTCATCATCCGCAGCCGCGGCATCGTCAATCTGGACTATGTTATTGTCAGCTATCCCGATTGCTACCGCTGATATATTACCGCTTGTTAATCGACCGACTAATGTTTGCTCTGTTACTTCCAATGCTGCTGGCGTGTCATCAGTTGTTGCATACAGGACTGTATGAGCATCAAACAACGCCTTAGTAACAACGTCACCTTCATATGCTAATTTTTCCCATATTACGCCCATAATTCACCTCACTTTGATTCGATTATAGTTATTGTATTTTTTTCATGGTCTACTAAAACCTGCGGATTATTTAAAGTAATAGTCACCTGCGGAGCCTTGCCCTTGGCAGGATCGCCTCCGATATAGATTGTAGTAGCCTGTTTGATCCAGATGTTTGATTGCATATACCCTCCTTATTCAGTACCTACATAGACATGATTGTCGCCTGAGTCATAAAACATAGTTCCTTCAGCACCGCTTGAGGAACTCTTAGGAGTCAAATGTATCTCCCCGTCTGATGCTATGCCTTCTAGGGTATTGACAGCGGTGTTCAAATCAGATAAATGTTGTGCTGTGATATTAAGATAGACATTAGCACCGATCAAATGTAGAGCAGCAGTAGTCCCTTCCTGCGCCCGCTCTACTGTTAAAGTATTACTACTTCGATTGGTAACCTTGACTATTTCGCTATTACAGGATAAATGATACGGATATGTCGATGGGAATTGACTGCCATCATTAACAATCCATGTTGTAGTAGCAGCGGTTACCGCTCCGTTTAATGTACTTTCTGCGTTGTTTTTCGTGACTAGGAACTCTGTAGCCATAGTTCACCTTCATTTTCGTTTAATCCTATTTTTTCTTTTGTTCCTAGTTTTTCTTTCAACGGTTACCTCTCCCTCTGTCGTTTTATAGGCAATATCAGCAGCAACCGTGCTGTGATTAGAGTTGTCTTCGCTAACTGATTTGGTCTCGATCCCACCGTCTATACTCTTATCCTCCATAGCCAGGCCTTGTTTTAGCCACTTCTCAGCCACTTCGTTTGTCGTTTTAACCACCGTACCAGCTAAGAGTTCTACGGAGCTTGCCCCTGTCATCCTGACATTTCTTAATAGTCTTATTCTCATATCCTCTCCTTATAGAAAGGGGCTAGATATGACGCAAGGAGTAACGCCACTCTAGCCCCGAGTAAATTCATTTTGTGATACTAGGATGTGTAGTTAAGTGCAGTTGTGCAAGTTTTAACCTCTCCATTAGGCATAACTACATTGAAGTAAACCGTCTTCCCATCTACTACTGTGATTTCCAAGTCGAGGGCCCCGTCATCCTCTGACACACATACGGCCATGATGTCCGTTACGAGTTCGGCAAGTATGGTCCCATCCGTTCCTATTGCTATCTCTGAAGTATCTGTACTGTCTACAGCTAGCGTCTGCCCTGCCGAATCGGTAGTTAGATAACAAGTGACAGTCACAGGATGTGAAACATCATTACCTGCAATGTCTTTAAACTGCATAGCTACATTTGGAGTCGCTGTCGTAATATTATCACTAACAGTAAACTCTACATCTAGTACCTGTTCTGCTATTGTTGTTCCCATTTTTAACCTCCGTTATGCTGTGTAATATAGTCCTGTTGAGCAGGTTTTTACTTCCCCGTTAGGCATGACCACGTTCCAATATGCCGTGTCTGCATCCCCAACTGTAACCTCTACGTCAAGGGCCCCGTCTGCCTCTGACACGAATGCACCTATTTGGTTTGCTGTAAGTTCGGCCAGTAGTGTACCGTCCGTCCCGATTGCTAATTCTGTTACATCGCCACCCGATAGTGCTTGACCTGCGGTATCAGAAGATACATAACAGATTACGCATACAGGGTGATCGATATCATTGCCTGCAATATCCTTAAACTGCATCGCAATGTTAGGTGTCGTGGAGTCATTGTCACTTACGGTGAACTCTACATCCAAGACTTGTTCTGCTATTGTTTGTCCCATTTTATTTCCCTCCATTTAAAAAGATAAGAGGCGGATATTTCACCGCCTCTTTGAAATCTAAGCGTCGTTATAGATTACCTGGAAGGCTGCATGGCGAATAACGTCACCACCAACCCTGAAATGAGCCTTGAACCCGATTAGCCCTGCCTCAGCGTACAGTTCATCTAATCTCTGAATGGACATTCCCATTCTATCGATTATCTTGTAGCCGAGTTTGAAGTTACCGAAGATTATGTTAGTTCCTTCAACGGTATCAGCAGGATATTGGAGTGAGCTGTTGTTGAAAACAGGATAGCCGTCAAAGTTGTTTGGTTCTCCGGCGGTAAGGGAAGGCTGCCATAGATACGCCCCGGTAGTTGCCTCCTTCAGTACCCTTGCAGCTAATTCTGTCTTCCGGTGCATTAGCCAGGCTGAGCCCCGTAGATACTGAGCAGGGAGTGCATATTCAGCTTCGAGTAACTCATCGAGAGTCACAGTGTCATCGGTTGCCCAGGAAATACCATAAGTGCCAGTGGTGTTTTCCGCAGCGGTAAGCCCAGATATTAACGTAGTATCGACTGCTATTCCGCATGGCTGAGAATAAGTATGTCCAGTTCCGATTACGAAAGCCGCCTCTTCTGCGTTAGCACGTGCTACTGCAAAGCTGTCAGCTATGATAGCCTGGAGATTGGCATCGGTGTCCATAAGTTCGTCTTCGCCGACTTTGGTTAATCCGTACAAATCCTCAGCGTAGATATAATCGGTTGCAGGTACCAGCGTAGACTCGGTAATCTCAGTACCGGTCTCAAGTTTTCCCCAGCCCATTGAGACTTCAGTGATAGTGCGTTTGCGCAGCTTGTCTCGTGTGGTAGTTCGTGAAGAAGCAAGCTGTCTGAAAACATTATACTGCGGTAATGCGCGGATTATCTCCGACTCGATTTCTTCAGGAACTGCATACAGTCCGGTAGTATCTTCTACCAGTGCTTTTCTTTCGTCAGGCTCCATGCCCTTCTTGCCTACCCGCAGGAATTTATAAAAGGCTTTTATTTGGGCTTTCTGCTCAGGTGTCTTTAATTCATGATCGACTTGCATCTTTGCCCGTTCCAGTTTTGTCCCCAGTTCGTCCAGTTGTGCCTTGTACCCGTCCATAGCTGCTGACATCTTCTCTAAAGTAGCTTTATCTTCAGCCCGGGCATCGGTGATCTTTTTTGACTCGGCTATAACTTCATCGTTTTTAGCCTTCATCTGTTCCCATGTGTTTGCTATTTTCTCTGAAAATTCTTTCAATTCAGGCATTTTATTTGTCCTCCAAGTTTTTAATAAATTGGTCAATCCTGGCTTCGGCTGCCTTTACATCAACCCCTTCTATCTCAGCCTCTATCCCTGCTAACACAGCTTCCATTTCTGCGGCTTCTTTATCTTCCTCTGGAGGTAGAGTGTCTTTTGACGGCTCATCCTCTTCAGTAGAGTCAAGAAGTGCCTGGAGTGCGTCAACAGCAGCTTCAACCTTGCTTCTGCTAGAAGAGCTGAGAACTCTCCCGGATTTTAGTAATCTGTCTAATTCTGATTTAACAGCGGTAATCTCTGCGTTGTTATTAGCAGCAAAGACTACCGGCGATATGTCGTACAACTTAACTTCCTTGAGATGGCGTATCCCCTTTATTACATCAGCCTTTACAACGTCATAACCTATAGAGAACTTTTTAATGACACCGGCTTTAGCAAGCAGAAGTACCTCGTCTGCTTTCTGTACCCCTTTGACGAGCTTGATATGAGTCAAAAGTCCCTTCTTATCCTCTGATACTTCGGGCTTACCGATTGGTAGATTCACATCGTGATTAAACAGGCTTACGAAATTATCGCCGTTCTCTTTAATCGTTTTAGTAAACGCCCCCTGGTCAACAATATCCCCATAAGCATCGGGTACAGTATCGAATGTAGACCCGTAGCCATCTAGCACCCCTTCCTCTTCATTAACCTCTTTTATTTCAAATTTAAATTCTTTGCGTTCCATCGGGTAATCCCTCCATTTGTCTCTATTCTCCCATTGAGTAAGGCAAACAGCATAGCGCTGGTCACTTTCAGGGTATTCGTCATTCATTAAGTCGTTGCCCATGCAACGCTGTAGAAATTCGTCTTCTGTTTCGTTATCTGTTGGCTTTGGTATGGGCATTGTTTTTAATCCTTAATTTGCGCCTGGTAGCTCTATTCATTGGTACTGTTTTAATAACCTTTCCGTCCTCTACTATGCGGACTAACTTAGTAGGTGATGGTGTAAATTTCATATCTCTCCTTACTTCAAGAATAGCAATGAACAGCGGCATTGAATCGCTTCTGCTGGGTCATCGCACATTCCGGGACCTTCGCATCCATTACTGAACTTCTCATCTATACCCACAGTCTCACCATCCATTTTTACGTGGTTTGCTCTGTCACTAGGCTTTAATCCTCTTACCCTATCGTCTCTAGATGTAAGCCATCTCTTGCGACCTCTCCCTGTCTCTTTGGCTGCTGCTAATTGCCCGAAGGAAGAGGCCGAAGTCGTCTCAGTCCTTGCTATTCTTTGTGCAAAGAATGACGCTCTCTCGGTGTAGAATGACCTTATTGATTGTGCTATCTGCTGATTAGTTAAATTGTCTTTAACCCCTGCTCGGATTAAATCAGCCATCGCTTCTTTCTGAGTATCTAAGACAGTTTTGACTTTTTCTGCTGCGTTCCTGGTTATCCATGCCCTGACAAACGCTGAGAAGACATCAAACGCTTTGACCTGGTTTCCAAAGTCCTCTATTAAAGTGAAATACACGGCGGTCATGACTTTCAGCCATTTATCCTCTTGCTTGTCTATCGCTGATAGAACGTTCTTTTCGATATTACCCTTCACGGAGGCAGAGGCAACCTTGCCAATCTCTTTATATAACGGAGTGAACTTCTTTGTCAGTAACCCCCAATACGCTTGTCTCCGTGAGTCGACACGCTTCCATTCCTGTGTTTTCCATTCTTCTGAATCAGGTTCAAGGGATTTAAAATTCTTGCCTTCATCTTCTACCGGAGTCTCTACCGGAAGTCCTTGCTCACCCACAGGCGCTACGGAAAATGGTAAATATCCAATATCCCAGCCCGGGAACTCTTCAAATCCCAATTCAAGTTTGTTGTTAATCTGCTCGAAGGGGAGTCCCATCGCCCACAACTTACCAGCCTGGTCTAGTTTCAATCCCATATCAGCTCTTAACGCTGGTACATTCGAGGTGTTGTATGTGATATTGATATCCCCGTATAACGGAGCAACCTTCAAATTCAAAGTAGCTTTTACATCATCCAATAAAGGTAAAGCTACATCTTCATACAAAGCCTTTCTAGCCTCTTGGACATTGTTGTAAGTAGAGTTCGACTTATCACCAATCCACCAGGGGTCTACCCCAATAACCGCTGCTATTACTCTCATTAACTGCGCTTGAGAATTAGTATAGTCCATCTCAACAGCAGTCTGTGATGCCTCAACCCAGTTCATTTTACGGGGATATAACCACGGCTCCCTGCGGTGTGTCTTATCTAAATACTGCTCTCGATACTTGCGTTTAAATTCATCGAACTGCTCAGGAGTCATAGGCTCTTCAGGAAACAGATGTCCAGAAGGCATACCCCTATTCTGCATACTAACCTTCTGAGTGTCTAATGCCTCATTGTAGGTATCGATTACTCTACCACCTGCTTGAATAGCCCCCATGCCTATAAACAAATTTCCGGGGTCTAATTGTTTGAAATGTAAAATAGCCTCACGTTCAAGTGTAATCTTTTGCCCACCAAATAAAGTATATT